GAAAGATAACATCTTCTGCAACTCAACCTTCTACTGCTGATAATTCTACCAAAATACCCACTACATCTTGGGTTCAGTCGCTCGTATCAACCATTCCAGTCCCATCATCATTGTTGGCATTAAATAACACTTGGACTGGAACCCAAAATTGGACGAGTGCTACGGAAGGTAGTTTGACATCTTCTGCAACTCAACCTGCTACTGCTGATAATTCTACGAAAATACCAACTACATCTTGGGTTCAGTCGCTCGTAGCAACCATTCCAGTCCCATCATCATTGTTGGCATTAAATAACACTTGGACTGGAACCCAAAATTGGTCGAGTGCTACGGAAGGTAGTTTGACATCATCTGCAACTCAACCTCTCGCAAATGATAATTCAACAAAAATCCCTACTACTGCTTGGGTTCAATCTGCTATAACGGCGGTTGGTTCTTTATTGGGGTTAAATAACACTTGGACTGGGACAAATGCTTTCAATAATACTGCGGAGGGTAGTTTGACATCATTGGCAACTCAACCATCATACACCGATAGTTCGACAAAAATCCCTACTACTGCTTGGATACAAGGGTTTATAGGACAATATTTAGCACCCATATCAGTTCAATCAACACTTCCTCAACAATTTTTTCCACCGACACCATTACATATATACGGACAGGGGTATATAAATGGGATTGGTGGTCTTGCCGGACAACCTGCTACACCAGATATGGGTCCTTGGGATATGGGTGGAGCAGGTGGCGGTGCTGGTGGTGTTAGTTTCACATTTCACCTACAAAACAATAGTCAATTTGTAGGTTTTGACCTCAATCAACCTAATCCGTTTGATGCTTATTTATCTTTCAATACTTCTGCTTACGGTGCTACAACTTTCGCTTCTGCTCCTTGCGGTGTAGCAGGTGATGACGCTATGTTTGGCGGTGGTGGTGGTGCTGGTGGGGTTGGTGTTTTTACTGCTATATCCACTGGTGGTGGTCTTATTTCTATTTCTGGGTCTGCTGTTTCTGGGACTGCTGGGACTGCTGGGACTGGCGGACAAACTGGGTCTTCTCTTGTATTCCCAGTTGGCGGAACTCAACTCATAAGTGGTGGCGGTTTTGGATACGGACAAACTAACCCAGCGATGAGCGGTTATAATACGAGCGGTTATATCAATTATCAAGCAGGAGATATTGGCGAACCAATTTGTTATATCACTTGGTATGTTTCACCGCCTTAAAATATTAGAACAATATATAATGATGAAATCATTGCAACCGGAAGATTTCCATAAATCACTTTACGAGGAGTTTTTAATACCTCGTAAAGAAATCGAGCACCAAATAAACCGACAAAATAAATATATTACAATTATCCTCGGTTGTTTGATAGTAGGTGCAGTTATTTTATTATGTATTCTTATATTATAATGTTAAACGCTGACACACCCCAAGACATCGAACAGAAAGAATTACTTATACCATTGGAGGAACAATTGCAAAAAGCATTGAATGTTATTAAAAAGAAAGATGTGATTATTAAGATTATGATAGGAGTTTTAGTAGTAGTTGTTATTATCTTATTATGTGTGGTTATTGTATAATGTTAAGCGAAGTCTTCTGGGTTGCATTTATAACTACTTTAAGCGGTTGTATTCTTAAATTGGCAAGTATGATGTATAAATCAAAATGCAAAGAGTTTGAGATTTGTTGTCTTAAAGTAAAACGAGATATTGATGCGGAAGTGTTAGAAGGTGATATAGAATTGACCGAAAATGAAAATAAAAAATAACACTTAATTATATAATGATTGCAAACCAGAGATTATATGATAATGTCAAAAAAGAAGCAGACAAAGTATTTGACAAACCATCTGCATATAAATCGGGGTGGATTGTGAAAACATACAAAGACCGAGGCGGTGAATACATTGGGGATAAACCAACTAACAGAGGAATTGGTAGGTGGTTCAAAGAAGAATGGAAAGACATTGCTGGATTAGATTATCCTGTATTTCGTCCATCGAAACGAATAACAGAAGAAACGCCATTGACACCTGCTGAAATAAAACCGAGTAATTTACGAAAACAGATTTTATTGAAACAAGAAATACGAGGCGACCAAAATCTACCACCATTCGAAGGAAAGGGATTGCGAGATTACAGCGACCCAGATAAAGCATACAAAAAATTAAAAGACTATGCACCGGAAGCAGATTTGTATATCAGTGATAAGAAGGACAAAAAATATTTTATAATTCACCCAAAAACTAATAAGAAAGTTTATTTTGGGTCTATGGGATATGAAGACCATACGAAGCATAATGACCCCATAAGAAGGTCAAATTATTTGCGTAGGAGTGCAAATATAAGAGGTAATTGGAAAGATGATAAGTTTTCGCCGAATAATTTAGCAAGGAATGTTTTATGGTAATAGAATATATTATATATCTTAATTATATAATATGCCAAGACCATTGAAAGGAAGTCAAGAAGCAAGAGATGCAATGGCGAAAGCGAGAGCATCAAGAGGAAAACCGAAAGACCCAAATGCACCAGTGAAGGTGAGAAAATCAAATAAAAATACACAGGGTATAGCAGACACAACACCTGTTCTATTAGAAACTGTGAATAAAAATGAATTAGTTGTTCCGCAATATTACGCAAAGCAATTGGCAGGAACAAAGAAAAAACCAGTTCGGTTTAGATTGGTTAATCCCATAACACAAGAACGACATTTGGCAACAAGAAACGGACAATCTGTCGTTAAAATAAGTCGCAGAGCAACTGCAAACACTGTTTTACTTGGTGATAATCCAACACCAATTCCGCTCAAAGCGTTTAGTAAAAAGGACAGAGAAAAGGTTGTCAATCAGTTCCATTTAGTGGAAGTAAATGCTGATAAAGACACAAAAGAAATTGCAAAAATACCGTTCGATAAACCGAAGTCAAGAGGTCGTCCAACCAAATTGCCAAAAAACATTGCATATAAAAAAGCAAATCCAACAGAACCAAAAGAACCAAAAGAACCAAAAGCAAAGAAACCGAAAAAAGAGAATATTAAATTAACCATTGAAGAAACAAAACCAACGAAACCGACAAAACCAACTAAACCAACTAAACCAGCAGGACAAAAAAATATTACAGATTTTTTCCTACCTGCACCAATGCCACCAATAACAGAAAAGACGACAAAAGACATCAAAACTTTTATGGACGAAATCAAAGAAAAAGGTGAAACCGAAGGGTTGGATTATTACAAATCAGTTGGTCTGTTTAGTGATTTAATATTGGCAGGTTTAATTTTGAAATATGGCAATAAATGTTATTGGGAATCGAGTGTTGCGGGTGAAGGAAAATCATCTGCATATTCAGGTGATGCTGAATTAAGAGTTATTTATGATAAATCGGGAAAAAATACAGGTTTAAACGACAATAAAGCACTATCACCTTTATTTATAAAGTCATATCAAGAAATTATTGGAAAACATCTTGAAGGTTGCATTGAAAGAGGCGAACAAACTATTATTATACCTTTATTATTGCAAGGATACGACATTAAAACAATAAAAACACCAACGGGTGCAAAAGTTCCTGAATATACAAAGGGAAAATCATCACACGCCAATATGATTGTATATAGACCAAAACGAGGATTAGTTGAAAGGTTTGAACCCCACGGGACAAAATCTGGATTCGCAGAGGGAATAACATCTGGAAGCGAAGTTGAAATAAATAAGGTTCTTAAAAGGTTCTTTGAAAAGGATATGGCACCATACATTGGAAATGTTAGATTTGTTCCACCCATTGATATTTGTCCTACAAAATACCCAAAAACAGAGGGTTTCCAAGCATTGCAATCAGGGTTGGGGACTGATGTGTATGGCGACCCATATAGGGGATTCTGCTCTATGTGGTCTTTATTTTTTGCAGAACTTGCATTAATGAATCCAGATAAAACCAGCGACGAAATTATAACAGAGGCACTCGATGTTGCAAATGAAAGTCCGGATTATCTATTGCAACTAATAAAAGGTTATAGTCGTATGGCGGAATTAATGGCAAAGGAAATTGCAGACAATGTTGGAGTGAAAGATTGGAGTTTTAAACTTGAAAAAGATTTGAGTTCCCCTGATTACAAGGGTCTTTTTTTCTTGGGAAAACAGTCGCCAGAAGTTCGTTCAAAAATTGCAGACTATTTAACAGCAACATTTTTAAATATTAATAATAGAACCGGAACACCTATTAGCAAACCCACTGAACCTGAACCACCCTCTGCACCATCAAGATATGCCGAGGTTGAAAAGGTATTTGAATCAAGTCGGCAAATAGACGATATTAAGCGAATGCTTATGTCATTGAAAATAAGTAAAAAAGTTTTACAGGAAATGTATGAAATGTCTTCATCACCAGAATATAGAAGCATTATAAACGATTTTATGAAAGTAAATGATAAAGATGAAGACGACATTTTAGAGTTTAAATATAAACATTTTGCGAAGTTTCTCACACATCAAGGAATGGCATTAAGACCGAAATATTCAATAGAACTTGCAAGTATATTAAGTAATAATTACTCAAAAAAAATGACGAAACAATTATCTAAAATTGTTGATGACATTGTTAGAAACTTACGAGAAGATGGAACTACATTGCATTCCGGAAAACGAGTGCCAGTATCATCTCTTATTGGGTCTGGTATTCTTGAAGATTTACAAAACACATTCAAAACAGGTGTGAGAGCAGTTAAAAAGGGATTTGATAAAGCAAAAGATTTTGCATCAACCGTAATAACTGGCAGAACCGATTACCAACCCAACGGCAGAGCAATTCTTAAAAAATATGGCAGTGAAAACATCAAATCAATCGAATTGGGTCGGGACCCAGTTCTCCCAGCATTGAAAAGCGTCTTAAATGTTATTAGTGGTGGAGAGTTTGGAAAGCGAGTTGAGAAAGCAGATTATGATGACCTTTTTCATTTGTTCGCAGTTATAACGCTCGAAAGTGGTAAGAAAATTATGACCGAAAAGAATGAGGTAATAATAATAAGCGAAAGCATACCAGCAAGAAGTGAAAAGGCAGAATACAAGACAATATTTAGAGTTCCATCAATTTCATTGGAACAACTTTTTAGCAATAATAAATCAAAAATGGGTGGAAAATATTATACATATTCAGCAAAGGATAATAACTGCCAAGACTATCTATTGAGTATGATAAAATCCTCTGGCATTGGGACAGAGGAAGATTATAAGTTTGTTAAACAAGATACGAAGCAATTGTTCGAAGGTATGCCATATTTGCGTAAGTTTGCAAATAGCATAACAGGGTTTGCTGGGAAATTAGATGTATTAATTTCAGGAAGAGGATTTAGTGGAAAAGAAACCGAAGCAGAAATTGAAGATATTACAGGAATGGATTTAGAGCAAAAAAAAATATCTGGTAATGGTATAAGAGAAATGTGCGACAGATGCGAAATGTGTGGTGGCAAAATAAATGTCGGCGATTGGTTCAAAAAGGTCGGCAAAAAGATTGACAGAGGGTTTAAGAAAGAGATTTCCAGACCCACCGAAAAACTTGCAAAGGAAGCAGGTAAATATATTACAGCAAAGAAGGGAGGTTTTGCGACTGATTTGATTGACTATGGTGTCCCTGCATTGACTGCTGGTGTATTGGGTGGTCTTGCTGGTGCGACAACTGGTGGTCTTGGTGGTGTTGCTGGTTCTGCCATTGGTTCGAAGATTGGAAAAGAATACATTGCTCCTGCATTGCATAAGGCAACGGGTGCAGGTGTTGGCGGACAAAGTGCTTGGATTGCTCTCGTTAAAAAGGTTTCCAAAGACAATGGAATCTCGTATAAGGAAGCATTGTCTGTTGCATCTGCTATGCGAAAAAAACAACCGAGTCATTATTTTTAATGGTTCAAATCTGGCACATCGAACGGAACCATTTAAAAGTGATAGATATGCAATGATATTTTATAGTCAGCAAACAGATAAAACAATAAAGGGACTAAAAATGGAAGGTTCTGGGTTTGTAATTTAATCCAATTATTAAGATTTAAACAAGTATTATATGATTTTTAACTTAAAGTTCATATAATTCAATATAAAAGATTAATAAAATTAATTTTATTAACACTTTAACAAGATTTAAACGATTTTTAACTTAATATTTGGATAATTCAATATAATATCTTAATTTTGGTCTAAAATATTGCTGTTGTTATATGGATTTATATAAACATTTAGGAGTATTTATATAATATATTTAGGGAAAATGATTTAGATAATATTCTTATATAACTCTATAATATAAAATGCAAGAAGACCCCAGACCCTATTTCGCCGACCGCCAATCTGCCATCAAACGCACTCCTGTTCGCCCCACACTGCGTAAGCAGTCTGCATTTCCGCACATTATTCCTGCTTACAGTAAGCGGGATTTATCTATTGTTGTTGAAAAATGTGGCGTTGAAATTGTAGGACAAACCACTTGTGGTGTTATAAAAACACAAAAACCTAAAACCAGATTATCAGTGCAAAACTTTTATGATGCTTGTATTGCCAATGGTTTATGGCGTAGTGAGTTCCATTGCTACAATGACCGCAAAACAGGCGGTTTGAAAAAAACGCTTACCAAAGTGTGCTATGCTGAAATGCTAATGAAGATATAAAACGCACAGGCGAAAATATATTTGTTGCAAATACCAAATAATATCAAATAACATTTCTATATGATATTATCCTAATCTTTTTTTACATATGTATCGAGCATACCCGAACTGCTTCCCATATCTGTCATTGTGTTTGCAATTGTATTCTTGGTGCCAATCGTATCTCCAAACTTGTCTGTGAGATAGGTGTGGCGTAATTGATTTACACTGACCTTTTTGTCAAATACTTTATTCAATCGCTGGTTGAGTTTAACACTGGATAGTGGGTTCATATTACTATCAAAAAATAAATAGTCAGTTGGGTTAATCGCAATCCATTTTTTGAGAATGTTTCGCAATTGCATTGGGATTTCTAAATCCTGAGTGCCATATGTTTTAACTGTCTTAAATGAGTTGAAAACCATTTTGTTTTTGTCTAAAAAGTTGTCTTTGGTTTTATCGATATTCTTGATTTTGAAATCACAGAAATCCTTACTACGCCTCGGTGGAACATATATGCCACCTAATACACTGAGTAATACGAAGTTTTGGATTTCTTGCAAATCACTTATAGTGTGAGATTTCTTTTTGTATAACAGGTCTGCATTACGCTTCAATGCTTCATACAATTCTCGCACCTGTTGTGTGCCAACCCAACTCGCCTCTTGTTCGTCGGTCTTAATCTGCTTTGAAATCTCCTTATTATATGCCTTAACATCTTCTGCCATTAAATCCCTGTATGCCTTTTTATCCGTAATGATTACCAATGCAGACAGAATTGTTTTTCGCTTATTGGGTGCAACATCTTTTAAAAAGTTTATCACCTTATCACTGTTGTCGAACTTGGAAAGGTCGTAATCGTCGTCAGCAAAAACTTTTTTATAAAGGTTCTTTAATATCGAGGTATATGTGGTTATTGAACTTTCGCCAAGCGTTGCTCGTTTTTCTGCAATATACTTTCGTATCTTATCCATTATATTATTAAGGTATATATTATTTTAGACCAATTCTAATTATTCCCTAAATTAACGATTAGTTTATTTAGGCGTTTTTTTATATCAGCATAATATATAAAATGGAAATCAGGAGTTTAAAAAACGACCTAAAATACGGCGACCAAAAAGAACTTGAAACCATCAGTGTAATTAAAACATATTGGTTGGACGACAGCATTGTTGATACTAAAACCAAATACGGACACCGTTATTGCAAATACGATTACGAGAGCGAGAATGGCACCACTTGGGAACTTAAATCCAGACGATGTGCTAAAACTGCATATGCAACGACAATTATTCCAAGTCATAAGATACGGGAAACCGAAAGCAAACAGATATTTATGTTTAATTATAGCGATTGCTCGTCATACATTGACTATGACCCAGAAAAGTTTTCTAAATATCAGCGTAAGATGGTGAGATGTTTTCGGGCGGGTGCTTCTTCTAAACCTGTCGAACACATTGAAATCCCAATTACCGATTTGATTGATATAAACATTTAGGAGTTTTTATAAAAACTGTTTTTATAAACACTTATTGAAAAATGATTTAGAAGATATTTTTATATAACTCTATAATATAAAATGAACCCCGACCCGAAGAAGTGCTTTTTGCGAAATGGCAAATATGTTGAGATGGTGAAAGGCAAACGCAATGTTTGCAGAGATGTTTATGGTGTGATTATTCACAAGGGCGAGAACAGGCATTGTGATTATGGATACAGCAATAAAAATTATGACCCTTACTATGATGAGATAGACCGAGATGGTGAAAGCATTTCATTCTTTTACAATGCAGATGATTATGCAATGGCAGTTGATTTACTTGATTTCAACAGTGATTATAAGATTAGAAATAGAAACAATGAGTTCCAATGCATTTATGGTGCGGACTTGCCAGTTTATTTTAAGACACATACTTATAAGAAGGAGGGTTGGATATACATTGAAAGACGAGATGGCGTTAATTATATGTTGAATATTGATGTCGAGCGGGAATGTGTTTAATAGTATCACTTTTTTAAATTATTTTTTAATTTAAAAAAATTGTTTGTAAATATTTAGGAATAATTATTTATACAAAAAAACAATATATATTATTTAACTGACTTAAAAGATTCTCTTATTATATACTATAAATACAATGACCGCCAAAACCGCCACCCCTGTTCCCTTCCCGTTTATCCCCGATGATGTGTTTTCAATCATCAAAGCATATGCAGTGCCAAAACCTGTTAGTTGGGTTAAAAAACTTGATATACTCAAACCAAAAATCCAGAAATATTTGGAGAAAAAATCCAAATCAGTTTGTTATGACTTTGCAAAAAATCTCTATGTATCCACTGAAAGAACCCACTATAATTGGACTTCGGCGTTTGACCGCCAATACAAAGAAACCACCAAAGACAAAATACTCGATGATGTTTTTGATAGGACTTACAACTCATTATTAATCAATAAAAATACAACTGAGGGGTCTGCTCCATTTTGCCTGTATAAAAAAGGTTCAAAAGATAAACAGATGGACGATGCAATAAGTTCTTCTATAAAATGCGACCTTCCATACACTGATAGAATGTTAGTTATGGTTGCAAGGCATAATGACCCAGTTGCCGTAGAAGAAAGAAAACAATATGCAGAGGCAATAGCAGAGAAATATGTAAAATACATTGAATACTTTCTCCTCAATGGTAAATCCGGAAACCCGTAAAGTTGTGCGGACTTTTTGAAACTTCCCTAAGGGATTTTAAAACAACTGAATATGCTTTTTTATGAATTGGTTTCATAAAAAAGTTTCTAAAACTATGCACCACTTTACGGGTTTCCGGAATTACACCTTTGTCAAATCAATTGGTTCGGTGTTTTCCTCGGTTATTCGCTTAATGCCATCACCATATACATCAATGGACTTACGAAGTTTCGGGTCGGCACTTTGAAAAAATTGTTTAAGCATATACTCGTTTTTCTTCCAATCAATGTGTTTATTGAGGTCGTCAAACATTCCAAGAAATGCATCTGTATCGTCATATAGGTTTTTTGTTCTCTTTGGAAATGCATTGATATAATGCAAGAATGCTAAACAGAACCAACCACAAGCGTTCGACATCAGCGACTGGACGTCCTTCGTATTGTGTGGAAATTGTCTTCCAGTTGCACCAATGGTGTTGTTAAAAACTTTCTTCACTGATTCAGGAGCACCAATGCCATATGGGTCAAAGTATATCGCCTCTATCAGGTCATTTGGATATTTATTAACTTGTAAGCAAGTCCAATGCGAACCTTGGTTGAGGGTTCCGTCCTCTTTGTATTCGTCATCTAAATTAATAAAGTAAGATTTATTGAACTCGAACTTTTTTGGCAAATCAGTTTTATATACAATCTTAGCGAGTGGAACATTCATCTTTTCTGCCATTTCTCTTATTTGAGTGTTTGTAAGCATATTATATAATTAATATAGAAATTAATTTTATAATAAATAACCGATTTGCCCTAAATTGTTTATTTCATTTGAAATTGGGGAGGAAGAGTATGCCTCCACTGGAAGTTTGCACCGTAAGGTTGTGATTGCAAAGCAGGTGGCATTGCACCAATGCGTCCGCCGACCATACTTCCTCCTAAACCAACAGACCCTGCTTGGCGACGAGTTCCTCGCTCACCCCCAACGCCTAAACCTAAACCATACCCAGCATATAGACCCCGACCACCTAAATACAACCCGCTTCCAGCAATGGGAAATCCAAATCTGTCAGTTGCAACCTGTGCCTCTGCTTTGTCTGCCATTGCCTGAGCGAGTGCGTTTCTATCCAACGCTCCCATATCAGTTCCAAGGCGACTATTTAGTTCTTCCAATGCCTTATCCTGTGCCATTCTTCCAACAAGACTTCTTGCCTTTCTTGCTCTCGTTCCACCAGCATTTGAAGACCAATAAGAGTTAGGATTATCAATGTAGTCTAATCCCAATGAACTCAAACCAGCAACACCTGCGGGTATGTAAGGAAGAAGTGCAGGGTTTGCAGTGGCAAGTGAAGCACCACCAGCAGTCAATGCACCCAACAATGCCATCTTTGCAGTTGGTTTTAACTGGTCGCCAATCTTATAGACCGCCTTTTTAAGTCCTTTCTTCTCCAACCATCTATCAACAGCGGGACCGAAGATGCCCTTTCCTTCCATCTCTGGTGCCATATCTTTATTTGCCATAATTTCAGGAGGTGATAGTGCGAGTTCGGCACCTTTTCCCTTCCTAAATGTATTTGTAAGTTGGTTATATGTGTGAGGAGAAACAATGACACCAATGCCCTCGCCCTCCATTGCAGGTCTAACTCGAACCTTATGACCGTTTCGTAGTTTGGATAATTGCTTACCACTTGCTGTAATATTTATGCGTTCCATTATACATATTACAAAGAAAAAAATGCGGGATATTCTTAACAACAAATAACGCCTAAACTCTGGCACCTGTCAAAATATCAACTGAAACATCAACGCCATATTCAATAAAGCACCATAAGTCAATGGGACGAGCAGAAGTATTCTGCCCGATAATTTGCACTGACTTCGGCACACTTTCCTCTACGGGCAACATACGAGATACATCAACATAGTAAAAGCAATTTGTCTGTTTAAAAGCATAGAAATCAATAAGACCTGATGTAAGACCGTCAGTCATTCCACCATTAACGGCATTCTGTCCGTATAGTTGCTGGGAGAACTCCTCGAACGAATAACGCTGAGTGTTGTAGAGCATATTCTGTCCTGAAACAACCACATTGAAATTGGTAAGTTGAACCATTGGGGCGGTTTGACCGCAACCAGCAGGGTCATAAGGCGACTGATATTCGGGGCAAGGAAGACCCAAAGATAAAGCAGTGATAAACGGAATCAAAAGAACCGACTTCAATGCAGAAATGCCGTTGGTAAGGAGAGAGTTAATCTGTCCCTGAGAAGCAACATTGGTGATTTGGTATTGGTAAATATCAGTATATTTGATTTGCTTAATAGGAGAAGACAGATAAGCAGACTCAAATACGGGGTTGAATGTGTAAGCAGGGACATACAGGAAAAGATTTCTATAAGCACCCTGACTTACATTATTCGCAGGAATACTTGTGAGGGTGCTGTCTAAACAAGTTGAACCAACACTTGCATTGACCCTGATAGTAGTAGAAGCACTGAAAACACCATTACCACCGCTTCCAGGAAGAGTTGAAGAAACCATAAAAGGGCAAACACCACCAACAGCATTGGAAACACTCGTAAGACCAAGAGTATCAGTCGCACCATTAATAATAGGGATTTCAGCAGTTGTGTTATTCAAGTTAAGAGTAAGTTTGAGGAAAGCACCCTTCAACAAAGGACACATCATAAAGAACGAGTGGATATGCTTCAAGTAAATCTGGGCGTTAATAGAGATTTGCAACACACCCTGTGCTCCGGCATCAACACCATCAACTTTGCGAGAAATGTATGACTGATATAGGGTTGAAGCAGACTGAGCGGTGAGAAATGAGGCGTAGGTAGTAGAACCAATAACACCATCAGCGTCAAAGTTAATATATGATTGACGATTTAAAAACCCAAGATTACCTGTGGCACATCTGTAAGAGTTGAATTGACCGTTGGTAATGATAGAACTACCAGAAGCAGAATAATTGGTATTATTACCAACGCCGATTCCAAGACCAGAAGCAACATTGCTAAAAGTCCAACTATCGGGAGTATCGGGATAGAAACCAATCATAGAACCCTGAGTGCGAACATCCGCCCAAGACAAAGAGGTCATAAGTTTAAAGGAGTTCCACATATTACAGAAAGGAGTTTGCTGAATTATAGTGGTTCCGTTGTAGTCCATAGTAATCGAGTGAATCATTGAACCATACCAATTTTTCAAACCAACTAAATAATCAGCAGATGAAACAGCGGTGGCGGGGTCAAATGCACCAGCGGACGCTTGGAGGATTGTGCCAACGGTCAATGTAATAGGCATAAGGATATACGCCTCTCTAAAAGACATATACTTATTGGAGTTAGACAACTGGGAGGTGTCAATTACGGACTGATTTGAAGAATACGAACCGTTTTGGTTGTCAAGGATATTCAACCAATCCTTTTTAACAAAGACATTGGGAGAACCTTCTATTTCCTGTGCGAGGTCAAAGACTAATTTATCACTCATTGTTATTATATATTGTAAAAAGATAAAAATATGATTGCCCTAAATCATATTTTACTAAATGCCTAATATTCTCCCTTAAAGAGAGAAATTGATATTTTTGCGAAGTGGTTTTTTGCTTTCTGTTTTTATCACTAAATTAGAAATCTTACCTCCAACTTTTGCTAAACTCGAAGCGACCCCCGACCCTCCAATTGTTCTGCCTGTTGTGGAAATATAGTCATCTACTGATTCATAACTGTTCTGTCCTCCTAAACCGCCGTCTAACAAAAAAGACCCAACACCTCGCCCTCGCATTGAAGTTCTCATATTACCTGCTCTAAATACCGCACCGCCTCCCATCTTGGGTAAATACATCATATGTGTTCTTGCAACCATTATATATTAACTAAACATTTTTTCTTACATTTCGCAGTCTTAATATGTGAAGGTTAATTGTGTTAATATGTGTCAGTTGCTTTGCAATGAGTTTTTCCTTTTCCGTTTCACAACCTGTCTTAATATCATTGAGAAGGACGAACTGTTCCTTCTGCAAGTTCTCGTAGATTCCATTCAAATATTGCTCTGTTATTTGCGATGGGTTATTCATTATATAATTAAGTAAGAAATTAATTTTCCTAAATTATCCTGAAATCTCTTCCTTTTGTGCGATTACTAAAATGAATGTCATTGCTGGGTCGTTAATCGTAATTGGCGACAAATCTGTTCCTAAAATATTCATTCGCAGTTCATTATAGGTTCCGTTAATCATTTTATTCCAAGCAAACTGAGGAGGTTTCTCGCTTATAACTTCACCAATTGCGACATTGGGAACAACTGTGTATATAATACCCGTTGGTTGTGAGTAGTAGTTGTCAATATTACTAATATTCAAAAGCACACTGCTATTGGGTTGAACCTGAGGTGCGGTTGTGCTAATATACGAAAGTGTGCCGTTTGCGAGTTTGCTTACATATGGCGATACAGGTGGAACGAATAAATTGTTAAGATTTTGGTCTGTTGCGAAATTGACGACAAATCCAAAAATCTTGTTTATATTTGCAGGTAGTGTAATAACAGGGTTAAATGTTTGTAGTGGAAATACCACACCTGCTGGGTTAGACCAACCAGCGGGAAGTGCAAGAGGGAATAAAAATGTATTTATTTGAACCGCATATCTCGGTGCGTTAATTAGAAACTCAGCATAATAAACATTGTTTCCGGCATTATCGACTAAATAATGCCCGTTCTGTATCATTGTGAATTGCAATAATTGATTTAATGTTGATATTTCATACAATCCATTTGGAACCGTAATCGTATATGTGATGGCAGGTCCCGCTCCACTTATCCAGTTATAAGTGAATACATTATTGTTAAATTGACTTGTGATATTAAACCAACTATAAAACATAACCACAGATGATACTGCTAAATACGCATCATTGAGATTGACTGAGTTAGGGAACCGATACACTAATTTATTATTCTGCCCGTCAGGAACTATATTGCCTTGATTCAAAATAATTGTTCGCATTTATATATAATTATAAAGATAATAATATATTATTTTGGTCTAATTTAAGCAAACGGCAAACGGACTGGTTTGTTTATCGACGGCGTTCCCTTGTGGAACACTTTGCCTCTAATACCATATCCTCTCATTGGTTTTAAACCACTACCGCTAAAACTACTTGGTGATAGACCGAGATTTATTGGAGTTTGTGCTCCTCCAAAGAAAAAAGGTGTTTGTAATCCACCACTTTCAGTTTGAACCCTGAATCGTTTTGGTGCAACTACTTTTGGGAAAAATCCTGATTCGCTCATTATATAAATATAAGAATATTTTAAAATCCCATAGATGCTAAATCAACGAGTAAATCTTTGACCTGTCCCTTTGGAATTAATCCTTTTTTACTCAATACCAAGAGTAATAATTTAAACTCTTTAATCATTTCTCGGTTGTCTTGTCCTGCCATTATTTGTCCCTTTAATATTTCAAACCTTCGCACTTCTTTATCGTTCTCCTCCATTTTTGGTGCAGGAATATCCAATTTATCATCTATACGAGCAGACTTGGCGAGTTTATGTAAATATACTCTCTCCTCCTCGTTCAAACTATTTAAATCATTGAAAGCAGGAACACCTCCACCAATGATGCTTCTAAACACTTTGCCGAGGTTTTGCGAAACCCTTTGTGAAGGAAAATCGCCGACAAAAGTTCCAGATGGTCTGCGAATGCTTACAATGTCATCTGCCATTTTTCCCTTGTGAATTAAATAACGACCTAACTTCACATATTTTGGTGAAGGTGCAACTCCACTCGACTCATCAATGTCTGTTGGTTTTGGTGTGTATGCTCTACTGCGAACAAGACCTGTTCCTTGTATTACACCGCAATTACAAGGTGTATGTCCGCACCCTCTTATACCCTTTCCTCCAACCTCTCTTCCACCACCACCTTCTTCAAGTGCTTCTCTTAATTGTGCTCGTAGTCTTGCGTCTGCGTCCCGCAACGCATCTTTTTTTGCATTAATAGGCAATTTAATTAACGCACCCTGCGTCATACCAAAAACCATCTGCATACCTGCTGGTTGTATAACCCTGCCAATATCCCGTATATACACCTTTAAACTATCGTCAGGAAGACCTTCAACTTCTGTTAATGATTTATAAACACTTCTCGGTCCTTTCTCTTCGACTAACTCGCCGAGCATACTTCGTATTTGTTGTAATTCTAAACCAAAAGCGTCATCTTGTGTAATAATTTCTCGCAATTCTTCAAGTTTCCCTGCAACTCCATCTGCATCTCTTGCTCTCATTAAAACATTGATTCTATTTAAAATCTCTTGAACCTGTCTTTCACTTGGCAATTGATTTGTCATTCTATCCATTGAAGACTGTATATCACTGACAATATTAGCGTCCATTCTTGCCATATCTGCCATTACATCACTAACGTCCCCTCTTATAAGTTGAATACCCTCTGCAATAAGATTAATATTTGCTTGGAACTCGTCCTTATCTCGCATTCTAAACAAATCAGTTCTTCGCACCATCTCTGCTATTTCTCGTAATTGCTCTACACTAACTGCCTCTCGCAAAATGGTTTGAACGCCTAATAGAATATCCTGTCCTGTGCTTTGTTGCAATCCTAACTCGACGCCACCAGTTCTCGCCAATCTTTCGGCATATCTTGTAAAGAAATCCAAGAATTGGGTTGCTTCGGTAATACCGACCGAATACATCTTTTTCAATGGTGGAATCATTGCTTCCAGATTTTGTGCTAAAAATACCATATCTCTATCATTGGTTCTAACAATAACCTCACTCGCAATTTGTGGCGACATAATCTGTTGGAGTTCGCTTCTCACCTTGCGTTTAAGACCTTCCTTGTCTGCCAATTTTTCATCGGCAGTTCTATAATCTTGTATTTCGTTCTTTTGTCCTGTCCTCTTATACACCTTGTTTGCTTGGAGATTTGCATCGTCCAATTCTACTCTCAGTTTCAACTGATTCATATACTCTCGCCTAAACTTGTTGGCGTCAAGTGGATTTTGCAATGGTTGTCCGCTCATTATTTATACATTATAAATATATTATATTTGGTCTAAATTATAATATATTTATGTATCAATTTTATTTCCACCAATGTCATAAACGGGGTATGCTGTATAATCTTTTCCGCTTATCAACCACTTATCACAAGCATATCTGTTAAACTCGCTCTGCACTTCTTCGTCAGTCTTTGACATAAGTTCTTCAACTTTCTTAATAAGTTTATCTTTTTCCATTTTCCCCATATATCGAGGGTTGGTGTCAAACGGCAATCCCATCTCTTCTAAACCAATGCATTTGCACTTCAAAATCTTTTCTCTTGTTTTTGCTAAAAGTTCTTCACTGTTGGGGCAATCGGTCATATTATATAATTAAGAAAGAAATTAATTTTATAATATCATTTAATATGTTTCGGTTTTTGTTTCATCATCTGTTCCATCATCATTTGCTTCTGCAATGGCATTGTCAAACCAAGTATTTTGAGGGTCAATGTCATCTTCCAGTCTGCATAATCCAACAATAATCTTTCCGGTCTTTTGGTCGCCTTCTATTTTAAACAATCCTTCAATCCATTTGTAAAAGTCGTCCCTGCTATATTGTCGTTTATCCCTATAATTTAATGCCCTGTGTTCTGCACTCGATAAAATACTATCCCATATATCTCGCACCTTTATTGTTTTATCTTTTATATCTTTGGCATTGGTGGGGTCAAAGTCAATTTTTTTCCATAAATCATTGAAGACCTTCTGGAAAAGATTTTGATTTTCTAAAAACTTGGCAGTTCTTGCCTTAATGCTGTCTGGTATTGTGAATATCATACCTGTATTACGCTCTTTATCTTTGTATCTACCATAAACGCCTAAAAGCATATCTAAAAATACCAACTTAACACTTTGTAAAAACTCCTGTGTTTCAAAATATGGGTTTGCTTTTTTATAAAGCACTCCACCAATGACTTTGTCAATTTTGTCTGGATTGTCTGTAAAATTAACTGGGAAATCCAAATCAACAATACGCCTATAATCTGCCTGTTCCGGTTTGCCGTCCAGTTCAGGTGCAGTGTTAAACTCCATTACAAATGTTGCACTCATAAAAAACTGCTCTGGGTTTTGCTGTAATAATCTACCGCTAAACTTACCACCACCTGTCAAGTTTCTCAACATTGCAACTCGTATTGCACCCTGCACCTCTTTAAAGTTAATATATCGTTTGTTTTTTAAGTTTATCATATCAGGTGAAGGCGAGTTTGCCTTTTCGACATCTTTTAAAATGCCATTTGATGGTTGGTGATAATAATCACCGAGCACAATATCCATAAGCGAACCCGTTAAACCCTTACCATTACCACCTTGACCGTTTAGTAAAAACAATTTTTGGTATGCCCTGCCGTCCAACCCACTTGCCAATATCTGCAAATATAAAAGACGCTTTTCAGGGTCAGGGTGTATGCTTTCTATCACTTGGCAAATTAATTCTTTTGCCTCTGCAATATTGGGGTCATCATAATCAGGTCTTTCATAATCATATCTGGTTGATAATGTAATATAATCATCATAATTATAGACCCGAAACTCATCTGCCAACAAATCATAAACGCCATTGTTAAACCCAATCAAAAACGGGTCGCTGTTAAAATCAGTTTCTCGTTCTTTTGCTTTGCTGATAATGTGTTTAACAATGTTGCATATTTTACGCTCATCACTGGTGCCAGTTCGAAGGATTTTGTTTAACTTTGACAATTCCTCTTCACTCAAACTGACATCGCCATTCATATCAGCATATACAGCATTGTATATGTCCTCACTGATTATTCTGGTTATTCTATGCTGTTGTTTGCTTTGGGTTTCATCATACCACCTGTCTTCGTAATAAACATACAAATTGTTTTTATATTTTATCACCCGTTCTCCAAACAATGTTAAAAACTTTTCGCTCATCATTTTTGCAGACAATAAATCCTCCCATTCATCGGCAGTCTTTTCATCTTCATATTCTGGGATTTCCATTGCCTCATCAAATGCTTTGTTTTTAAATGTTATATGCAACCCTGTCTTTGCTTTTACAACTTCATTTATATCGGTTAGGATTTCATCATACCATAGGTCAGGCAAAATCATAAACCCATCTTGGCAAGGCACAATGTCTTCCAATTTAAATGCCTTTTTTTCGACAAGATATTTTATTGCGATTTCTTGGATATAGCGTTCTACGGTTTGATAAAACAACCCCATAACACCCCGTTTTTTTTCTTCCACTGTTTTCCATTTTTGCGGGTCTTGTTTCAAGACGTCCTTAATTATATGGGCGTTGCTACTATAAATTATATCCATTATTGGTTTGATTTCATTTTCCAATTTCTGCACCTCGGGAAGTAGGTTGTCATCATCAAGATTGTTTTTCTTCAACCAACCTTTATATGTGCCACCGTTTAAGATTGATATAGGCAAAGTTTTTGCAACATCTTTAACCACCGAATGGCGTTCCATAATTTTTGTTCTCAATGCTTTTGGGTCTGTTGCATATGCAGATAAATATTTTTTATCTAATATCTGGTTGCTTTTGCATATTTCATTTATAACATTGGGACAGGCATTTTCAATGTCAATGTCAATATATTTGTCCTCACAAATGGAGTGGCGAGTTGGTCGGTGCATAATACTTAAACTCAAATAGTTTGCAGGTATAACCCTACCCCATTTGTGTTTTGGCAAATTAAATGCAACTTGGAACTTGCCTGTTTTTTTATTTAAGATTTCTTTGTAGCGTATCAATTGTTCGAGTTCATTTTTGTCAGGTAAAAACTCATACCTTTCAATGCCAGAATACGAAATACCTAATTCGTTTTTAATAAAACCATATAGGCGTTTGGTGTTGCATACTTCATTCATTTTCTTCTTACTGAAAATGCTGTTAGTATAAAGAGTTTTGTCTAAACTCCAAGCGAAGGGGGTGGCAGTTGCAGTGGTGGTCGGGGGGTCGTCCATTTTATATTATAGTATTATATAAAAAATATCTTCTAAATCATTTTTCCAAAAGTGTTTTTATAAAAAATTGTTTTATAAAAACTCCTAAATGTATTTCGCTAAAAGGGTTTTCAATAACTCTTTATCGGTATTACTGATTTGCTCTAAACAAGCATTTAACTTGACAACAGTGGGTAGGTTTGCACCATATTTTTTGCAATCTTCCTCGCTTATGTTATGCTTGTATTTGGCATAATACATACGATTTGATTCCTTTATTTTTGCAGGGTTCTCTGCATAAACCTTCTGCTTGTATTCTCTCATATACTTACGCTTGTCGGCAGTTTTCTTTTCGGGTTTCAGGGTGGCAGGTTCGAGTTGGATTTCCATTTATATAATATACTACGACAATATTCTCTAACCTTTTTTTATATAAATTGATTTATTTATATAAAATTGCAAAACGCCTAAAATACCTCCAATATGTTTTCACTAACCACCGTAATTGTATAATCACTGACAGAGTAATAGTAGTCGTTATATTCGGTTTGCATTCCTTGTTCTTCGCCTAATATATCCTCCCACCCGTAATATGATGACAAATATTCCCTAAGTCCAACAATGTCAATGATGTCTAATAACACATCGTAGTTTTCCTCTTCTCTTAATGCTTCCATATCATCAATGGTATATTCGCCCTTTTCATTTTCAACTACATTGTAGCATTCCCAGTCGTCCCTACACATAGGGCAGACCATATGAGAGCGTTGTGTGTTTATTAGTGATTTTAAGCACCCAACGCATACACAATGACCGCATTTTCCAAGGAAACCACCCTCCATTACTGGGTCTTCTGCAAGTGATTCAAAACAACAAGGGCATTCGGTTTCATTGAAATCTTTTTCTGTGGTGTGTGTTTCTGCAAGGTCTGCATAATCAACTGACACTGCCTCTTTTGTCATTCCTTCTTTTATATTATTAAGCAGTGATTTTGCAGACCAATTACAAATATTATCAGTAATATATTCGTCTGCTCTTTCTTGCAGTTCGGTTTCGGTTTCAATCCAAAACTCATATGCTAATTTATATTGACTATGCGGTCCGTATTTATCAGTGTTTGGAATAGCATAAAAAGCGAATGACTGACCGTTCGAACGATTATAGTGGTCTTTGTCAAATGCCAATGTGAGTTCATCTCTATAAAAAAATGTGCTCCACTTGCCTCCATACTTGGAGCGGTTCCATTCTTTGAATGCATCTTTAAATGCTTCAAGTCTTGGTGCATATGCTTCTTGCGGGACACCTGTGTTGTTCTGCTTGAAGAATGGTCTGTGAAACGAGGTTGCAGTGAGAAATAATTCCCTCTTAAAATTAAACTCACCGAATACTTTGCGGTTGGGTGCTTCCCATACGAGTTCGAGTGCAGTAGAGGTGGTATTACCGATTTCGGTATTACCGATTTCGGTATTACCAAGCAACCAAGAAGTTTCAATGAAGGCGGGGGTGGCAGTGGCGGAGGCGGGGTTCATTTTATATTATAGAGTTATATAAAAATATCTTCTAAATCATTTTCCTAAATGAATTGTTTATATGCAAAAATAAATAAAAAGAATAAAAATAGTTTTGACCTTTATGCAATTTCCGGAAACCCGTAAAGTGGTGCATTGTTTTAGAAACTTCCCTAAGGGATTTTAGAACAACTGAATATGCTTTTTTTTGAAATAGTTGAGTGAAGAAGTTTCGAAAAGTATGCACCACTTTACGGGTTTGCGGGTTTCCTATATATAACCATATAAACCACCTTAAAATAATTGATTGTTTCTTCTTTCCTTTCATATAAATCATTTAGGAAAAATGACATAGAAGCAATTTTTTATATAAGTCTATAATATAAATGAACGCCCCCAACCAACTCACTCTCCCTCAGTTTATCGCTTCTGCATTCCGCCCCTCAGTGGCATACAATAAAAAATGCGGTTCTTATTTTGTAAAGCACCGCTGGGAAGAATACTGCAAAACATATGCAGGAACCGACGAGCAATTCACAGAGGTTTTGCGACAAATGGGTTTCCAAGTGTCAAAAGAAACTGGCAGAATGAAACTGCGGTATTTCGGTCTTCAATAAATTATTCTCGTCTTACATCAATGATTTCCTGAAACCCTTTTCTAAACCTCTCTTCCGGAGAGGATTCCATATCGATAAGCAACGGACTAAACTTCTCTTTCGTTGCGTATTCATACAGTGATATTAACTGTTCTTTGCTTACACCTAAACCGAACTCGCTCAATATGAGTTTTACTTCTCGGTTGCCACTTAATTTTAAAATCACCATATACGAGCAGTTGCCTCTTATATTTTTTGGGATTTTGTAAAATGACTGACTAATAAAGATGCAACTAACTCCAAACTTTCTTGCTCTTATGTAATAGTTCTCAACCATTGATAAATCTTTACTCAATACCAAATCGTCCCATACCACAAGATGATTGAGGTCTTTATCAAAGTCGTCTAATTTAGGAGTGTTATTAAGACCCTCTTTAATTTGAATCTGGTCGGTTTTAGATGAAATCCAATTATACAATTCCTCATCTTTGTTTCGAGTTATGATTGTTATTGATGCAAAAGTTCCTTTACCTTGACTAAATATAGCAATGAGATTTACGAGGAAGTTTGTTTTTCCAGAACCCGAGGGTGCAACAATAATCATTCTAAATGGAAGTTTTAACTTATGAATATGAAAATTGGGATTCTCAACCTTCTTTAACATATCGGCAGGGATTCGCTCATACATATTGACTATTTTTCCACCTGTCAATTCATCGTCCGCTTTTTTCGGTTTTCTTGGCATTTATATATAATTAAGAAGATAATATATTTTAGACCAAATAATAATATATCCTTTATAATATATAATGGCATCATATACTCCTCCAACAGAAGACCTTGCAATATTTGACCCGAGTGTCTTTACCAATGATATAACCCCTATTACCACAGGTGAAGGTGATAAACGATATTTAAGATTTCCAAACGCTCAGGGAACAGAAAACCTTGCAACTATCAATGTCGGTGGGTCTGCAACATTTTCGGGAGCAGTTGCATTCAATGACCCAGCATTACCTACTTCTGCTGGTGTTCTTCCAGCACCCAATACGATTTCAACTCAAATCCCTACTTGCGACTGGGTTCAACAAGCAATTACCGCTGGTGGTGCTAATATATTGGCGAATAATAACACTTGGACTGGGACTAATATATTCACCATACAAAGCGACGCTACTTATAGCATACCTCAACTCTCAAACGATACTACCATCACAAATACTCAATGGGTTCAATCATTAATAGCATACTATACTAATATAATTTTGGGTGCTGGTGTTGCTACTCCGCTACAAACTTCGCTTATATATGGAAGGACACCTTATACATTCGATTTAAATACCGCATCTTTCAATGCTGTATTCGCTTTTGCTGTATTACAACAATCTTTCGCTTGTTCGGTAATAAATAATACATTTGCATATTCTTCGCAAACTCAATATTTATATAATAATCAACCTCAAAAACCAGCAACTTTCGCTGGGACGATTGGTATAACATATCCTACTCCAGCAACCTCTCTTTTTTGTAGCGTTCAATTGAGCGGTGATGGTATGTATGCTATTATTTGTAATGATGGTCTTAA